CGTTAGCGCAATTCCAATCGACGGCTACGGATATAGTTTCTGTAGCCGTTGCAACAGCATTGCGTAGATCAGCTATTGCGGAACTTGCGGTAGCAGTTAGTGAGTATCGTGTAGACTCGTGGACAGATGCAACGAATCTGATTGCAACGGTTACACCGATTATTGACACTGAGATTACTCTCGCTGGTGATGCAGGAGACGACCTGTCGTATGCTGCTCTAAAACAGTTGCGCGCAACATTAGTTGAAAGCCTCGTGCAACAAGGTTTGGCGGCGCCCGTTGTTAGATATTTGTCAGTTGCTCCGGTCAATAGTTCACCGGGGTTAGTTTTAGCATTCCGGTTGTATCGTGATATAAACCGTGTGCAAGACGTATCTCAAACAGCGTATCACCCAGCGTTTACGCAGTATCAAAATCCACCGTCGTCTACGTAGTTCCAACGCACGAGACTATATTATTCATGAGAGTGAGAGTAATTTTTTAATGGCGATGGACGCAATTGATACGGCGACGTTTAACTACTCAGTTGCGCAAGGTGATACTGCAACGGCGCAATCAGTTCTGAATAGAAATTCTACGCCGCCTCAAAACAATTCGAATACGTCAACGCCAAGCAGCACAGCTACAACGGATAATTCTAATTCAAATTCTAATCAACCGAATACTCCGCCGAAGAAATTTGATAACACTGTTACGTTGACCGTTGGTAACACGTCGTACACAGGCTGGACATCAGTGCAAGTGTCACGATCTCTGGAATCATTTCCGAGTGTTTTTGCGTTTTCTGCTTCGGAAAAATATCCTGGCGGACAGTTTCCGAAGATAGCACCGGGTGCTAATTGTTCGATTTATTTCGGAAAAGACTTGGTGTTGTCCGGGAAAATTGATTCGTATAATCCGAGTTTCAATTCGCATTCTCACAACGTATCTATAGTTGGCCGTGGTTTATGCTCACGATTAGTCGATTGTGCAAGCGATCTCCGTAATCAGATGTTTCAGATTCAAGCACAGACGTTGTCGCGATTTATACTACCGTTGATCGCGCCGTTTGGTATCTCGTTGTTGCAACCAACCGGTGACGTTACTATTGATGCAATCGCGGTGCAAGTCAAACTCGGTGATACGCCGTGGGCGCATATATCGGAAGCCGCGCAATATGCCGGGATGCTCGTTTACGAATCACCGGACGGCAAAGTTATTATGTCAAAAATCGGCACGACAACTCACAAATCCGGCGTAAAAGAAACTGTAAACGTCGAAGAAGCAGCGGCTATCTTCGATATTTCACAACGATTTTCGCATTATTATTATCTCAATATGGATATGCCAGCGCAAATTGTCGGTGGTGGATATGCACCGGTTGATCCGTCACAAGTTGTCGTAGATCATGCATTTGATGCAGGTGGCTCGTGTAATCCGACTGATGTTCCGGCGCAGCCAGGTACAACAACATATCGTCCGCGATGGTTAGTTGCCGACAGCCGCATTACTCCAAAAGGTATTGATATCGTAATGTTGCGCGCAAAATGGGAAGCCGCGCGGCGGGCAGGGCGCTCACAATCTATACACGTGTTAACTGATTCCTGGCGAGACATAACCGGCAAACTGTGGGAAATCAATACATTGATCCCAGTTTCGATTCCAACGCTGCACGTGACAAACGTAAACTGGGTTATTGCGGACGTTGAGTTTATTTTTGATGATCACGGAACACACGCTAATCTAGTGTTGATGCCGCCAGCCGCGTTGATGCCGGAACCAACAGATTTGTATCAGCTAACACAAGCAGATCGGGCGGTTATATTTCCAAGTCATTTCCCAACTGCGCCGGGCGCCGCCGCTACACCAACACCTGTAACTGCTTCAACACCAGCTTCAACTCCTGCTTCAACATCAACATCAACATCAACATCAACATCAACATCAACATCAACGAAATAACAACTAGATGATTTCGCAAGGCAATCTCACGCTCATCGACGATACCGGAAAAGTGCAACTCGTACAGATTCAGTCGTCCGGCGTGCAGTTACACAGTGATATTCCAGTGTTGATGCACTACGGTTTTTCAAGCAATCCGCACCCCGGCGCGCAAGCTGTTTTCGCGACCGTTGGTGATAATCGTCAAAACAGTGTTGTTGTTGCTGTCGGTGATACTCGTTATCGTATTGCGCAAACGGCTGGTGAAGTGTGTATTCACGACGATCTCGGGCAGCAAGTCCGTTTAACACGTGGTGGTATCGTCATTAACGCAGGTTCAAATCCGCTAACTATCAATGCTTCCGGTGGATGCATTGTCAACGGATCAATGACAATGACCGGAACGCTTACAGCAACTAATATTTTCGCTGGTAGTGTTGATCTATTGAATCACGTGCATAACGGCGTGCAATTAGGGGCAGCAAACACGGGTGGTCCACATGGTTGATCTCGCAATTGATTTGTTATCTGACACAATTGACGGCGATCTCGCGTGGAACACTCTCGGTGATGATCTCGCAACTGCTACAGATGATCTCGTAACTAACGTTCTTGTTAGTATTTTCACATGGCGTACATCAAACTACGATGATCGCGGTGGCTATTGGAACGACTGCTTAGAAGATATTCCGATCGGTTCCAGACTCAGAGAACTATATCGTAATAAGAAACTCCCGCAGACGCTTGGTTTAGCTCAGGCTTATGTCACAGAATCACTGCAATGGTTGATCTCTGACGGTCTAGTCAAAAGCTTTACTGTTACAACGTTTTGGTTCAACGTGAACTGGCTAGCAATTGAGATTACTGTAACTAAACTCGACGGAACATTACTTCCGATCAATATTACATCGAAGTTGTAAACAAAATGGCATGGCTCCGCCCGACATTAACCGCGCTAAAGCAGCAAATCATAAACGATATTCAAGCGCAGTTGCCCAGTGGTTCTGTGCTCAGTCGTTTCAATATTCTACGAATACTCGGAACAGCGTTAGCCGGATTATCGTATCATCAACACGGCCATATTGACAACGCTGCACAACAAGCAGTACCGTTTACTGCAACCGGGACAGCGTTAGTCGCTTGGGCAAATTTCCGGGGATTATCACGCAACTATAGTAGCGCAGCAGTCGGAACATGTAGCGCAAAAAATGGTACGATCGGAAGCGTTTTGCCGATCGGAACATTGTTAAATCTGGGCGACGGCACACAATACTCAACGACCGCCGCTGCAACTGTAGACAGCGTTGGAAATATCAGTGTGCCGATTATCGCGACTGCGTTCGGAGCAAACGGCAATCAATCGTACGGTGTAGCGTTGTCGCTAGCATCTCCGATCGTCGGTATACCAACGTCGTTTACAGCGTCTGCTATCACTGGCGGCGCAGATGACGAGTCTGATAATAGTCTGCGTAGCCGGATGCTAGCTGCGTTTGCTGCGCCCGCACAGGCTGGGAATACCACTGATTACGGCGCCTGGGCGTTGGCGGCGGATGTCGGCGTAACGCGCGCATGGACCGTTCTGAGCGGCACGGGACAAGTGACGGTGTATGTGATGTTCGACGGCACCTACGGTTTTCCAACCGGCACCATGGGCACGGCAGCGCTAGAATCTCGCGGTGCGGGTGCGGCAACTGGTGATCTGTTGCTAGTCGCAAATTACGTCTATCCATTGCGACCGGTGACTGCACTCGTTTATCTCAGTGCTCCGATACCGTTTCCGATCAACATTTCGATCCAAGGTCTCGGATCAACGTCAAGCACGTATTCTGCTGCTATATCCGCTGCTATCTCAAATATGCTGCTAGTGTCTGGTGATCCGCTACGGACGTCGTTGTATCAATCACAATTTGAAGAAGCGATTGCATCCGTTCCTGGTATCGGAAATTTTAATCTACTTTCTCCGAATGCAACAATAACTCCTGCGCTGGGCTATCTTCCAACACTCGGCACAGTGAATTTTTCGTAATATGACAGCAACAAATTCTCCGCTTGATAACACTCCGAACGGTATTTTCGCTGTTTCTGATTTTACGTCTGCGTTGTTTGCGTTGTTGCCGAGTGGTGAAATCTGGAAGAAAATATCAGGAAGTGTTCTTTCGACGGTTTGCACGGCATTTGCGGGAGTTTTTGTCGGAGTTAATCAACGATCGCAGGATTTGATCAACGAAAGCCCCCCAGTGGGTAATACAACCGAATTACTAACGGAGTGGGAACAAACACTCAGTTTACCTGATTCGTGCGG